TGAACTGTTCTTTTAATTGTTGTAGTTTAGCTTGTACTTCATCTCTACCCATTGAATCAATTGTTCCTGTTAATATTTCTTTTTTATCAACATACAAACCAGCTATCTGGCCTCTACGAGTTTCAGCAGCAACAGCTGCGTTCCAATTACCTGACTCTGAAGCTTTGTCTCTAATTCTTGCCAATGTAGCCAAGGATCTATCTTGTGTACATTTATATCTTTCTACAATAGCCCTACGCTCATGATCTATAGCTTTTGCTACAATTGGGTATCTATCGGGATTTTGTAATTCAGAAGCTCTTACAACGGCAGAGTCCCTGGCATAGCCAGCTTCAGTTGCACATTGTGTTGCGGTTTTTAAACCCTCAGAATGGACAAGTAACAAAATAAACTTTCTTTGTTTGCCTGTTATCTTAGGATTATATAAAGAATCCGATAAAGGTTCAGGTATTACTAAATTATTCTCTTCCATAAATTGCTCCTACAATAGTAGCTTTTTACCATATAAAATAAAGAAAATAAAACAAAACCAAGCCTGTTATCGGTATGACTAGGTTACTTATGGTTACCTCTAAATATCACTCAGGTAACCTTACTATTGTTGATATACTTAGTAAGTTACTCGGTTACCTAGGTTACCTCTAGTTTTGTAAAATATTTTTTATTTTATCTGACAGAATACATCTATAGAGAACGCTGTTTATGGAAATTGCTTAGGATCTTGCGTTATAATACTAGTAATTTTCTCTAAAACGTCTCTTCCCTCGGTCATTATTATCTCCCACTCGTCTTTTTTGTACTTTTTATTAAAGATTGGGTTGAAAAATTCGACAGATATCTCGTTACATTGGTAACAGGTGGATATCTTTTTAACGGGACTGTTTGGTAGGTTTATTGACATTCCTTTTCACCTTGTGTGATGGAAACAATATTACGTTTTCGGGTAGATTTTTCTTGAAGTAAATTGCATCCATTAAATCTAGTTTGGCTTGTTTCTCGTGGTCCGTGTTCCCTGCAGCAAGCAAGGTGTCTAACAAATCTCTTTGCGCTAACACTTCTTTATAGTCGTGGGCCATACTATCTCCTTTAATGTCCCCGTATGGACAGAATCCTTAACGGGGATCATCAATTTAAGACTAAATAATAGCCTATTATGGTAAAAAACGCAATATCAGTCTTCCTCGTGCATTTCGTCGTGATCTTGTGCCATGGCTGTTGCCAAAGCCCACTCACGCTCTTCTTTTACACCTTGTTTTCTTTGTTTATGCTTCTGCAACCTTTTGTAAGCATTATATCGATTTCTAGTTATATCACCTTGTGAAGAACAAGTCTCACATTGCATAATGATCTCATCCCCTTCCCACGAAGAACGAAGATAACCATTACCAGTACAAGAAGGACATATGACTTTGTTTAGTTCCATAATCTCTCACCCCTATACGTTAATGGTTAAATGTGTGTTGTTAAGTTTTGTATCTTCAACACCATTAAGATCAACGATTGTGTATAACACGCCATTGTAGTCTGGATTTTTACAAAACTCATCTAAGGTTATTGTAGTGCCAGGTCTATATTTCATCAAATGTGTGTAAAACGCTTTTGTATCATTTTTTAATTCAACAATTTTTCCTGATTGGTCGGCAGTTCCTGACTGTTTAAAAGCCATGCCATCTATCTTTAGAATTGTTAACATCTCTGTCGGTGCATCAAAGCTCCAACTTATTTTAGCTATGCTCATGCTGATTTTCTCCTTTGTTGCTTTTTACTTTCTTTTAAAACTAATTCTGTGATTTGCATACCGACTGATCGGTTAGTTGCCTCCGCTAATTGTTTTAGTTTTTCGTATGTGTCTATTTTCACAGCCACTGATTTGAACTTTAATGTGTTCATGCTTTCTTCCTTCCTAAGTCCTCGTCCTTGGTTACGTGTTCGTAATCACCGAGATCTAGTTTGAGTTGATTAGAGTCGTGAGCCACGAATGGAGTAAATTGACGCCCTGCGTTGTTAGCAAGTTCTTTCCATGTCTTTGCGTTTTCATGGTATAACTCTGCCATTTCGAAGTCGCCTAGTCTTTCACAATCCCTAGCTCTTTCATAATTCATTCGAGAACGTGTTAAGCGAAGGCCAAAACGATAGCCTTCTTTAAACGTTAACTCAAATTCACTTTTTAATGTAGTCATAATATCCTTTCTAAAATTCTGGTTAAATGGGAGGATTAGTAAATTACCTCCAACTTTCAGGACACAGATTTACATTTCTACACCCTACTTGTACCCACCTTGTAGACCTCAGACACTTGTCCGTCAGCCTATGTTGGCGTTGCCTTACTCCTCTGTTAAAAAAGTTGTTCAGCCACATGGTAAAATTAATTAGATTTTACCACCAAAATATATGGGACACTATATATAAATATATGGGATTGTCAACACCCTAAATAACTATTATTTAGATGGATTTTCTACGAATATCGTGATGATTAGGGAATTTTTTATCGACTAACCAACAGTTGTATGCGTACTGCCAGTCACTTCCAAATTCATATCTGCAATATTGTTTGACACCATCATCTAAATATTTATTAGGATTTGACTTAAATAATTTTTTTAATGTGTTTAACATAAGCTCTTTATAAATCGTTTTTATAAAATGACTTGTGTTATTTTTGCAGGTCTACTATTCGCCTGCGTCGCCCCAACTACTACCGAGTTCTACATCAACTTTACTTGGTACTAAAAGTTCAACACATGTTTCCATGATTTCTTTAATTTTTTTAGAATCTTTACCACACTTACCTACACTAAAATCTAATTCATCATGGACTTGTATGTGTGCCAGATAACCTTCTTTGTGTAACTCTACCATAGCTTTCTTAGTTTGGTCTGCAGCTGATCCTTGAATTAATCTATTTAATGATTTGTATGTCCAGGCTCTTTTAATTGTATGTTCACCATACTCTCTTTGAGCGTCAACAAGTGGTAATGCTTTTGATCCCCATTCATTTGTTGGTTCCCATAAATCAAAACGACATCTTCTACCAAGAAGAGTTCTAAGAAAACCTTTCTTACCAGCGGACGCCATTGTTCTATTCATCAATTGTTTTACAAAAGGTACGCGCTCATGATACGTAGCTAATAAGTCTGATGCGTCTTCTAGATTTAAACCTAACTGAGACATAAGCTTTCCTTTACCCATGCCATAAAACAATCCTAAATTAATTGTCTTAGCTTGTTTACGATCAATGCCTGCCATGTCACTTACTAGAGTATGAAAATCTGTTTCGGGGTCCGTGGAGTATGCTTCGGCAAAATCTGTAGCACCAGGCAATCCTCCTGTATTACCAGCAGTGAGCGCTGCGTAATGGACTACAAGTCTAGGTTCTTGCTGTGAGTAATCAAAGATACCCCAGTCTTGCCCGTCTTCTGGTATAAAAATAGATCGAATCATGGGGCCAAGAATAGCGTTTCTTGCTGGGATCTGCTGAAGGTTAGGATTACTATAACTGAATCGTCCTGTTACAGTTCCTCCTTGATCAGATCGCATTTGATGTATCTCAGCATGAATACGACCATCGATAGAATGTTTTAAAATTGTATCAATAAAAGTTGTTCTTGCTTTATTTATTTCTCTTGCTTCCACAACCATCTTCGCAAGAGGAGACTGATGACTTGACAAAAAGTTTTTATCAAATTTTGGTTGACCTGTTGGTGTGCGTTCATAAGGAATCTGTAGTGCATCAAATGCTTTTGAAACGCTAGATGCAGCCCATACTTCCACATTGAAACCCGAGAGCTTTTTGATCGAACCCAGGATCTTATTTTCTTGTTTTTGTAAATCACTTTTAATCCTTTCTGCTTTGTCTGTGTCTACTCTTACTCCCTTCATCTTCATCTCGAAGAGAACGGGAAATAAATCTATTTCTAACTCAAATATATTTGTGAGTTGTTGTTTTACAATTTCTTTTTTTAAATGATGCCATAGTCGAAGAGTAACAGCAGCATCTTGTTCTGCGTAGTCTCCAACGTGCGAAGCTGGTAGCTTCCACATTTCTGATTTAGGATTTAATCCCCAAGCTTTTGCCGCTTCATAGAGTTGGGTTTCCGCTTTTGACTCTTGTAGATAATCTTTCGCTAATGAGTTTAGATCAAAACGAAACCTGTTCTCGTCCACTAAGGGCGCGGCAATTAAAGTGTCAATGATTTTACCTTTGATGTCAATGTCTAAAGTTTTTAACCAACCCACGTCATAGAAAGCATTGTGAAAAATGTAGTTGACATTGTCGTAAGAACATTGTTTACGCAACCACTTAGCTACAACCTTCTTATCCATGTTGGGCGGTGTTTCGTGAGCAATAGGATAGTAACCTTGCCACCCGTCTACTGCAATAGCAATACCAATGACTTCTCCTTCTCTTCTCATGTAGCCAGGGCCACTTGTTTGTATGCCTGGATCTCTTGTTTCTAAGTCAATAGCAATTTCATCATAACCTGATAGATCAGGAAAATGATCAGGCATAACCCATTCACTAGGCATGCGATGAACTTTAGGAAACCAGTTACTTTGTTCTTTCACTAATCTCTCCAGCTATGGCTAAATATGCGGCAGCATCTGTGTAGTTGTCTTGTTTTTGTTTGTGCATTGACCTAGCTACCTTTACCAAGGCCATGCACACTGCTACGTCATGGGCAGATATAGTCTTGCGGAGGAAAGTAGACCATAACGCAGCAATGTTCTCATGGGTTTCTAAAATGTCACCGTAATCTTTATTACGATCATTACTTGTAAGCCTAATGGCTTCTTCTAAAAATTCTTTTGTTTTCATACTTGCCTTTCATAATGAAATATTGGTTCATATTCGAACTGTCCTTGAGTTCTGTGTACAATATGTAATTCTTCTTTAGCTCTTGTTGCTCCTACATAAAATACTCTAGCTTCATCATCTCTGCCTTGCTGGCTATCAATGTAAGAAGAATAAGGTCCATAAGATAGATCTGTTAACAACATAACTTTTTGTCTTTCACCACCTTTAGAAGCATGAATTGTTGATACCTCAATACGAGGCACTGCATCTAATTTATTTCCAGAACGCATGACAGCGCGTAGGTACTTAATCTTTTTTTGTAATCCTTTTGAATTTAACATGTCATACCAAGCTATTTCTTTTACACTTACTTCTTTTTCTGTCGTTACTTTAATATAGTCTTTTAGACCAAAATCTGCAATAAGAGTTTCAAGATTAAAAAATCCTTCTGACTTACCTTTAAACACTCCATAATTTCTTTTTATCCTTGTGCTGTCCATATGCTTGTAAATAATATCACATTGAATACCAGAAATTGTTTTTC